TCGCAGTTGCTTTAGATACTGCTTTAAAAGCAACAAATTATTGGCAAAGACAAATAGAAAAAAGCGCCGGTATGGAACCATCTGGGTATAATGCTCCAACACAGCCAGCAAGATCACCTGGCCCGCCAATTGGGCAAGCACCTCGAGCTACTAGAAATCCCCCTGCCTCACCCGCTGCACAAACCTTAACTTTTAATAGCCCAGCTGGACCAGTTACATTTACTTTTGATGGTACACAGTGGTTAAACCCTAAAGGACAACCAGTTAAAAATCCAAAAACTATTGCAAATTTAAACGCACAATTAACAGCGCAACCCGGAGTAAATCCATGAGCTTTGAATTTGTAAAAGAACTAAGCGAGGCAAAACTTTTTCGTAATCCAACTAAGATAAAAGATGCTAGTGTTGGGCAACTAGCAGATACCTTTTTTAATGCTATACTTGGATTAGAAATTTTAAAGCACACTGATCCAGCAGCAGCACAAAAGTATGCAAAGCAAACTATGGCTTATGGTAATTTAAATGGTTGGCGTAGTTCAGGTAGCGATTTGCATAACTTAGCACATTTGTTAATCAACAATAGACGTTATACAGATAAATTAGAATTAGATCGTGTAGTTAGTGTACCAGAATTGCAGTTTAAAACTTATCTACGCAATCTAGCACAGGGTAAAAAAGATACTAATTTTGACAGAAAATTCCTTTTAAATTTACAAAAGCTATTAGGAATACAAAGTCCAGGATTAAAGTCAGCTCGAAGATTAGTAGGAGATTGGCCTAGAACATTACCCAATGAAAAGCAACTAGCAGCTACGCGAGTTTACATGGGATTACAACACGATTTACAACAAAGCGACATGTGGAATGTTTACACTCGAACAATTAAACGTAATAAGCTACTAATTAAAGACGCAGAAACACCAAAAAGTGTTAAAACAGGTACACCGTTGTGGGCAAAGATGGCTATTGCAGGTGTAGCTGGATACGCAATTGGTAGAAAATTGGCTAGTTTATAATTAATTTTTTAAATCAAATGCTAAATAATTACAGCGCAAAAGCGCAGAAACTTAGATAAGGAAAAATAAAATGGCCGGTGTAGTAAAAGTAAATGGCGATATGGGACTTGCAGGTGATGCACAGTTCTTTGGTGGTTCAAAGATTGCATTCTTTGGAATGATCGTAAAGAATGGTTCAGCTCAGGCAGTTGACATGAGTGGTGAAGGCGGAGTAAACGAAGCCTGGACAGAAATTTATAAGGCAATTTCTGTAAAGGGTACTCCAGTACTATTCCAGTACCAGAGCGGTAGCTCAGGTGTAGCAAGCTGGGGCGTAGAGCAGAACGGTGCTGGTTGGACATCCGCTGATCTACAGAC